TGCGAGCGTAAGCTCTGGCTCGGCTTCCGATGGGCGGTGCGCGAGAAGTTCGACGGTCGCATCCTGCGCGTCTTCCGTCGCGGGCACCGCGAAGAAGAGACGGTCGTCGACGACCTGCGCGCAATCGGCATGAAGGTGCGCGCGACGGGTGCTGACCAGACGCGCGTGGAGTTCGGCTCGCACGTCAGCGGGTCGATCGATGGCATCATTACCGCAGGTGTGCCTGAAGCGCCGAAGGCTGCGCACGTGCTCGAAATCAAGACGCACTCGAAGAAGTCGTGGGAGGCGGTCGAGAAGGAAGGCGTCGAGAAGTCGCAACCGAAGCACTTCACGCAGATGCAAATCTACATGCGCGGCACCGGCGTTGACCGCGCCCTCTACGTCGCGATCTGTAAAGACGATGACCGGATCTACACGGAGCGCGTGAAGCTCGACCGAGAGCACGCCGAGCGCGCCATCGAGCGCGGGCAGCGCATCGCCCTCGCCGACGAGATGCCACCGCCCATCAGCACGGACCCCACTTGGTACGAGTGCAAGTGGTGCAGCGCGCGCGACCTCTGCCACGGCTCTCGCGTGGTGAAAGAGATCAACTGCCGGACCTGCGCGCACTCGACCGCCACGCCGGAGTCGACATGGACGTGCGCGCGGCACGGCGACAACGTGATGCCGATGGAGTGGATGCGCGAAGCGCACGAGTGCCATGCGCTGCACTTCGACCTCGTGCCGTGGCTGATGGCCTACATGGACGACAACGGGTCGCCCGTCTTCGTCATCGACGGTGCCGAGGTGACGAACGGCCCCGGCGGCTTCTCGTCAGCCGAGATCGTCGCGAACCCGCAGGCGTGTGTCGACCCTGACGTGGTGCGGCTGCGCACGAAGTTTGGCGGGAGGATTCTCGCGTGACCGGTCCCGTTCAATTGCGCGACTACCAGCAACGCGCCATCGACCAGCTTTACGCGTGGTTCAGCGCGAACCCGACCGGACACCCGTGCCTCGTGCTCCCCACCGGCGCGGGCAAGTCGCACATCGTCGCCGCGCTCTGCCGCGACGCGCTCACGAGCTGGCCGGAGACGCGCGTGCTCATGCTCACGCACGTTAAGGAGCTCATCGAGCAGAACGCGGAGAAGATGCGCCAGCATTGGCCGGGCGCACCCATGGGCATCTACTCGGCGAGCATCGGTCGGAAGGAACTCGGCGAGCCCATCACGTTCGCTGGGATCCAGTCGATTCGGAAGCGCGCCGCCGAGGTCGGTCACGTCGATCTCGTCATCATCGACGAGTGCCATCTCGTATCGCACAAGGACGAGGGAGGCTACCGCACCTTCATCGCGGACCTCGTGCGCATCAACTCGAAGCTCCGAGTCGTCGGTCTCACCGCGACGCCGTACCGTCTCGGGCACGGTCTCATCACCGACGAGCCTGCGCTCTTCGCCGACCTCATTGAGCCGGTCTCCATCGAGGAGCTGGTGCACAAGCGCCACCTGGCCCCGCTGCGCTCGAAGGTCACGCAGGCGAAGCTCGACACGGCAGGCGTGCACAAGCGCGGCGGTGAGTACATCGAGAGCGAGCTGCAAGCGGCGGTCGACACCGCCGACAAGAATTCCGCCGTCGTGCGTGAGGTTCTCGCGCTCGCAGGTGAGCGCCGCTCATGGCTCTTCTTCTGCTGCGGCGTCGAGCACGCGAAGCACGTTTGCGACGCTCTACAGGCCGAAGGCGTGCCCGCTGCGTGCGTGACAGGCGAGACGCCGAAGGTCGAGCGTCAACGCATCCTTGCGGCGTTTAAGCGCGGCGAGCTGCGCGCCCTCACGAACGCGAACGTGCTCACGACGGGGTTCGACTCCCCGAACATCGACCTGATCGCGATGCTTCGCCCGACCCTCTCGCCGAGCCTGTACGTGCAGATGGCGGGCCGCGGCCTCAGGCCGAAGAGCCATACCGACCACTGCCTCGTCCTCGACTTCGCGGGTGTCGTCGCAACGCACGGGCCAATTACCGCCGTGCAGCCGCCGGACAAGGCGGGCGAAGGCGACGGCGAAGCGCCGGTGAAAGTGTGCGACGAGTGCGGGGAGCTCGTGCACCCTACGGCGCGCGCGTGCCCCTCGTGCGGCTTCGAGTTCCCGCCGCCGAAGGAGAAGAAGTTCGCGCTTCGGAACGACGACATCATGGGTGCCGAGGGCTCGGATCTCATCGTCACCGAGTGGGAGTGGCGCCGCCACGTCAGCGCGTCGAGCGGCCTCGAGATGCTCCGCGTTCGCTACTACGGCGGCATCAGCGAGAAGCCCATCGACGAGTACATCACGGTCCTGCACCCGGGCTACGCTGGCGACAAGGCACGCCGGACGCTCGCGACCATCGCGCAGAACGCGGGCACCTCGCCGGGCTGGGCGCTCGACGATAACCTCGACGCCGTGGCGGCTGCGCTGAACGACGCGAACCCGCCGCGCGTGGTGACGTTCGAGCGCGATGGGAAGTTTTTTCGAGTGAAGCGGAGGGAGTGGTGAAAGAAGGCATCGACAAGGATCTTGACGAGCGCATCACGCGTGCCGCGCGGAAGTTCTGCAAGGAGCGCTGTCCCGCGTGGGAAGAAGACTTCGCGCAGGAACTGAGGCTCCGCGCGTTCGAAGCTGGCCACGAAGTCGCCTCGACGTGGAAGATGCGACTCCAGCTCAGCGTCATCGCGCAGGCGTGGTTCGGTCGACGCAGGAGCGGCGCGATGTTCCTCGAGCAGTGCGAGGAGCGCGAAACGCTCGAAGAGCTCGTGCGCGTCTCACCGGTGCAGCCTGACGCCATCATCGCGTGGCATCGGCTGAAGGAACTCTGGCCGAAGTTCTCCGCGCACGAGAAAGCCGGAATCTACACCATCCTCACCGACGACTTCGCCGCCGAGACTGCGCGTAAAATGAGATGTGGAGAATCGACGATGAAGAGAGGCATGCAGTCGGCGCTCGACCGGTTGGCCAATCCAAAAGAGGCCAAGCGCAAGCAGGAAGAAGAGCGCCGCAAGTCGCGCGAGCGCGCGAACGCCTGGTACGCGAAGAAGAAAGAAGAGGCCGCACGATGCGCCTGAAGACGATCCAAGAGTGGCAAGCCGCGATGCCCCGCTGCTGCCTCAACTGCGACCATTACTTGACCCACCGAGGCGAGTGGGAGGAAGGTGCATCATGCAAAGTGTTCGGAGCAAACCCGCCGCGCGAGTTCGTCGAGCAAGCAAACGAGTGCGAGTCGTGGGCGCAGCTGATTCCGTTCTGACGTCGAGCACGACGTCGACGCGCGTACCCACCGAGCACGAGGAGCAACGCAACCTCGTGCGCTGGTTCCGCCAAACGTTCGGACTCGTGACGCGCGGAGGCGTGCGCATCTTCGCCATCCCGAACGGGTCGCAGCGGTCGAGAACGACCGGCGCGAAGCTGAAGGCCGAGGGCGTCTCCGCTGGCGTGCCTGACCTCTTCGTGCCTGCGTGGACGCTCTGGATCGAGATGAAGCGCGCCGAGGGCGGGAGCGTCTCTGCCGAGCAGCGCGACTGGCACGCCTACCTGCGGTCCGTCGGTCACACGGTGCTCGTTTGCCGTGGGTTTTCCCACGCGCGCGAAGAAATCGAAGCCTTCGTGAAAAAGAGGTAGACGAGAGTTCTTTCCGCGTGTAGTGTCTCTCTTGTCGACGCGATTCGCGACGACGCCGCCGAACGGGCGGGGAACTGAGAAAGGAAACGAAGATGAGCATCCTTACGTTTGCAATCGCCGACCAACTGGCGGACGACGCCTGCGGTCCCGAGTGGAGCTCGCAGCTTCGCCGCGACACGAAGCGCGGGCGCATCGCTCGTGCGGCTCGCAGCGCCGCCGCTTCCGCCCTCATTCGCCACCTGGGCGACGTTCCGCCGGGCGAGTGGCACTACGCCGCGCCGGGCTTCGAAGAGCGCCTGAAGGCCGCGCGTAGCGTCGCCGTCGAGGCGTTCGAGGCTGAGGTCGCCTACCTGAAGGAGCATGGGGCATGAAGACGATCGAAGATCTTGAGGCAGAGTTGGAAACGGTCAAGCGAGAGCGCGACGCCGCGCGGTCTAAGCTGCGCATGTGCGCAGACAGCCTTCAAGACCTGCTGAAGGAATACGCCAAAGTTTACGACGAGATGGAGCGCGCGCGAGCCTCTGAGCTTGCGCTGATGAGGAAGCCATGAATCTATTCGAGGAGATAATTGCCGTGTGCAACGGCTATGCTCCGATGACCGAGCGTGTGCGCTACGTGCTCGGAAAGTACGCCAAAGAGCATGAAGCCATGCGCACCGAGATCGAGCAACGCGGTCTGTACATCGAAGAACTCAAGCGCGACCTTCTCATGGTCGATGAGAAGAACGGTGCGCTTGGCGCCGAGATCGAAAGGCTGCGTGAACGTGTCGCCGAACACCAGAGGAAATTCGAGGCCGGATGGCACGTGCTACGCAAGCAACGCGACGAAGCCCGCGCCGAGGTGGAGCGGTTGACAGCAGAAGTTGAGATGCTTCGCGGCGTAGGCTGTTGCGAGTCAGACAAGCTCGATGAGCCACCCTCCGGCCCGTGCGACGTGTGCCGCAAATGCGCCTACCGCCGCGGGGCGGAGGCGATGCGGGAGGCGTGTGCGGAGTGCGTCAAGCGCCTCTCGCACGAAGACGGGCTCGGCATGGGCTCGCAGCGCATTGAAGGGGCCAT